TTGTAGTTATTTTATTTATATCATGATCGTGTACATATACAATGGCATTTTGCCCTTCTACTTTGTACAATTTATCATTTTTTAAATGTATTTCTATTACTGCCATACGGCCTCCTTGATATGTGGGTCATAGGGCACAGATAAAGGAATCTATGCCCTATAATTTAGTTTCTTTTATCAAAGGTGAAAGTATCCCAATCGTAATTGAGAAGCAATTCAAACTTTGATTCGTCTCTTGCCTTAAGTGATTTAACAACTCTAGCTTTACTTATTTCCTTACCTTGAAATGCAATGTACTGGTCTGATTTTTGTTCTATGGCACTATTGCCTTTACCACTATGTACATCTAAGGTATTGGTTTCTTTGAAGTTATAAGAAGCTGATTTAGAAATATGATGTACCGCTAATACTATTACATCTTCTTTCATTGCTAAATCTTTTAAACCATTTGCGATTACTTCTTGCCTAGCAAAATCATCTTTACCAGCATATTTAGCTGGTATTCTGTCAATAGTATCTACAACAACTATTTTTGATTCACTTTCCGCTACAAAACTTGCTAAGTCTTGTATATCAGGACTAATTGTTTCTAGTTTTATATGTTCTATTGACTTTTTTGCTTTCTTAATCAAATCCATATCTCCACTTCGCAATAATTGAAGTGTTTCTGTTTTTGATTTTTTCATTGATGCTTGTAAGAATCGTCTTGACATGGTTATATCATCAACTTCTAAAGATAAGAATAGTATTTTTATCTTTGGTAATTGTGTTATGATATAGCTAATAAAAGCTGTTTTACCTAAACCTGTATCGCCAATAAGAGTTACTAGCTGTCCAGATGTAAATAAATGTTTTTTAGGCATGAATGTAAATATGTCTTTTAAATCAAAAGATCTATCTGTGAAGTCTGATGTGTAATGCTCTATGAGTTTGTTGACCATCTCATCTGCATTCAATATGTTTGTTTCTTCATCAAGATTTTTGTATTTATAAAGTAGACATTTACTATCGCAATAAGGTTGCAGTACTGGATGACTACATCCGTAACTGTAATCATTCTTAAATGCGTCACTAACGATTCTACTAACTTCAACTGAATCTAACGGACTATTCATTTTAGACATGTACGCTCTTGCAAGGTTATCACATGCTATTTTGTCAAAAGCATACTTTTTACGCCAGATACTTACCAAAGCCAATAAATGTTTATGTCTATTGTTTGGTACATATCCAGCATTATAAATATGCTGTACACATGTAATGTATCTTGTAGATATACCTTTAGCATTGTCAAATACCTTACGGACTTCTTCAATGTTTTTACGACTCATGTCCATTGGGTCTAGCCCTACTACTTTCTCTTTGTTTATTTTATGAGGTTTGTAGTCAGTTCTTATCTGTTGAGCTAGTTCTGCTATGTCAATATACTTTAATTCAGATAGTTCAGTATATGATATTGGTATTTTGTACAATCCAGAACTTTTATGGTAAGAATGTCCAGCACGTATAAGTCTTCTGCTGTCATATATAATATCTATATGTTCGCCAAAGTCACGCTGCATGGTTGCTCTTACTTGTTTAGCCAGTTGATTAGAATCTTCAAATCCATAGACATTGCCAAGATGTATATGAAACCCTTTACCAGAAAACCATATATTATATTGGTCTGGTTGTATTAGTAGTTTTTCCATATTGTCAATAACATCTAATACTTTATTTCTAGTTTCATTACCCATGTCATTATCATTTTTAACATAATCAATGTCAATGACAAGTTTATCTATAGATTGTGATCCGTTAAAGCCAGTTACACTTCCATTCTTAGCAACAAAGTCTACAATATCTTCATGATATAGAAACATACTCCTGTATATTTCTAAGTTTTGATGTTTTGATGCTATTTGTGGAAAGTCTGTAACTTTACATAGATGATTTCTGTTGCTAACACTTGTAGTAGCGTATTCTACCCACCAGTTATTAGTCTCCATGTTGTCTCCGCACTTTTAGTTTTCACTTCTTCTATTTTTGAAACATCAATGTCTCCGAGTTCTTTTCCAGATTTAAAGTCTCTCCATGCACGAGAATATGTACTGGGGGTGTGTAATTTCCCCCAGTATTCCTTCCCGTACTTGACCAATTCTGTTTCAATTTCATGTGAAGCTATGGTATCAATACCTAAATCTAATCTGTATCTAAACCATCTTTTCATTATGTCTTTTACAGTTGGTGCTTTCATGATTAAATATCCAGATCAAAGTCTGCATCTCCAGAAGATTGTTTTGGATTAGATATTTCAATATCTCTATCCATATCTTCTGTGAAATAGTTTTTAATCCATCCATCTTCTACATCTTTCATAACTTTAGCTTTTAAAGTTCCTTGTGCAGAGTCTGCTCTAGCAACAATTTTGTAGGTATCCCAAAAGTTCTTACCATTCTTTTTCATCTTGGTAGTTTTATACGAGCATACCATAAATTGTTTACCTATTGCCTTGTCACACCAGTTATCTGGTATGGTGTAATCGTCATTCATATGTAGATTCTTTTCTTTAAATACAGATTCAAAGAAGTTCTTTACCTTAAATGCAGATCCCCATGACTTTTGGTCACTGGTATCAATTTCTTTCTTAACCATTCCATATATTTCTAGTTCGTTATCCCAATCTTGTCCGTCATTATATGTAACTGTTAAGAACATGTCAAATGTAGGATTCCATGATCCCCATTGCTTTTCAACGTCATAATCTATTTTAACAGATTTGACTGTTGCTGTTTTTTCGTAAGGCATTACTTACTCTCCTTTTCGCTTTCTTTTTTGAACTTTACTTCTAAGTCTTTTAGTTCAATGTATTTTGCTAGAACTTCATCGTTAGTTCTATCTTTTTCCATTAACCAATCGGTTACACCTTGTTCGATGCTTTTACCACTTTTAGTTTTTGCATCTTTAAAGTACTTTGAATTAGAAAGTCTCTTTAGCTTAGGTGCATCTTTAGCTAATCTCTTTACTTCGCCCTTAGTATTACCTTTAAGTTCTGCATGATTAGGTATGTCTGGATTGTAATCAAGGTCTTTAATATCCTCTCCAAACCATAATTCAATACCAAAACCAGTAAGCATACTACCAGCTTTTGCTATACAGCGTCTAATTGTATTTTCTATTTGTGCAGAATCAGGTGCTTTTGCTGCTTGCATTGAATGATTTCTAACCGCCAAACATTCTTCATGTGAATGTCTGTCTCCATCATTATCTTCAAGCGTTAGCGTAACTTTTACTAATGCAGATCCATTTGGTATTAACATATATGGAACTGTTAGTGTAGTACCTTCTTTTACTATGGTGTATTCATGTATCTTGTATTCGACATACTGAAAGTTCTTTTTCAGATAGTCATGCATTGCTGCCCAAGATATATAATCAGCTGAGAATTTACCTCCACCTTTTGTTTCTACAAATGGTTTATAGTCTTCATTTCTCAATGTTGAATAGAATTTATTCATTCTAACTCCTTTGTTTGTTTAATATATAAATTGCAAATAAAGGAAGCAGTGCGAGAGTAAGGACGATGCGGAGTCCTACCATCATAGAATGGAATCACACTGCTTCACTATTTGTTATGTTAATACAATTGGTTTTACATATCCGTTTTCATCATTGTCTCTCCATTGTAAGGCTCCTGTTACTTTAGTTTGGGTATTAGGTATTCCTTCAAAATGGATTTCTGATGTACTTGGATTTACCATTCTAAGATAATTGCATCCACGAACACCGTCTGGTGATGTTGTATCTTCTACCATTACTTGAACTACTTCGTAAGGTCTTCCGTCTACTTCGTGTTTGTCTAGTACTTTAGATTCGCAATTAGCAAGAATTGTATCCATTCCAAAAGCTTCTATGACTATTCTTCTTTCGGACACATTAAACAATCTAAAAGCATCTTCCATCTCTAGTTGGTTTATGTCGCTTGTATTTTGATACTTTTGTAGTCTTTCTTGTGCTCTTAGATTTCTATTTCTAGCTCTTGCTCTTCCGTTTCTTCTTAGTCTAGTTATTTCTTTCCAAGTTTCAGCTCTTTCCATAGCTTCTTTAGGTGCTTTATTTAGTATTGCGAATGTATTAAGGTCTAATTTCATACCACTAAAGAAAGGTTGATTCTTTTTGTCTGGCGTTACAACTTCATGCCAAGAACCTTTACCTTCTATTTCATGTTTAGTTCCTTCAAAAATGCTACCAGTTCCATAGTGATAATGAATTTGTACATGTTTATGAAAGCCATTTCCAAATACATTAGAACCTTGTTCAAGAATATTTGGATGATAAACAGTCATGACCATGTCTTTAATGTTGATTTGAGCGTCTATTCCTGTGCAAGGTACTCGTTTTTTTAATTTATCAACATAAGTACCGCCTAAGTTCCAATCGCACACTACATTCAGTTTTTTTGAGTTTCCCCAATACAAAACAAACCTACTTCCGTTTATGTATCTTTTCTTAAAATGAGTTTTATTTGTATTTAACTCTACAAACTCATATATCATTTTAGATAAGTCACTTCTTGGTCTCATTGTATTTTCCCAAGGATATACTATTTCATTTGCCCATGCCATTAGTCTACTACGCTCCTTTCTAATTGTGAAAAGTGATCAAATTCCCTTACTATTTCAACTTTGTAATAACCAGCTGGTACTTGTATTGGATTATGTTCTTCATGCGTAAGAGTTACATCTTCAGTTGTATTTTCTATTGCAATAAAATCACATCGTGCTGGATTATCTTTACTTCTCCATGAAGTAGCATCATAAGCAGTTACAAATGCTCCTTCTGGTGCATTATTAAATCTATGATGATGTCCAGTAGCTTCTCCTAAAGCTACTATGCATTTACTTTCATTTATTCCTACTGGGCTAATTCTAGATGTTATTTTCCAATCGTTTTTCCAACTATATTCATCTTGTTCTTTTTGCATTTTAGTTCTCATAGCTTTAAACTCTTCAGGATCTATTTGTTTTAATAACACATCTCCTTGTTGTATTTTTACTCTTTTTGTTTCCATTGTTTATTCCTTTATTATTTAAACGTCAGCAGGGAAGGTCAAATAGGGCTACTCAATACTAAATTGGGTTATCCACTTATAGTTGAGCTTTCTTTTTACTGTTCCCTGCATCGGTTTACTTAAGTTATTTATTAAGCAGTTGCGTAATCGTGTAACTTAATATGTTGTTGTATTATTTTGTTTGGTGGCGTACTCTTCAATGCCTCCGTACATGCGTTATACAATGACCACATGTTTTTGCCTTGAAATTCAGCGTATGGTGGGTTTTTCCAGCAATTAACAGCTGTAGTTAGTTGTCTTGCTTTTAATACTCCATAACCAAACATACGTCCTAAGAATTGATAAGCATCATCTGTACTAACAGATATATCTTTCATTTTTTCTCTATCTTCTACAATGTTTTGAAACTTAGAACCTGTTTGAAAGTCATATATACTTCCAACCAATTGTTTCTGAAGGTCTTCAAATACATTTTTTGTATGTTTACGCATTATGACAAAATCTCCAGCAAATATAAGATTGTCACATACTGTTATGGTTCCACCAAAGCAGTACCCATTTGACATGCTTTTATCGTAACTTGACCTTATGCCAAGTGATAAACTCATTTCTGGGTCATCTCCTTCAAATGTAAGCGTTGCAAACATTCTTTGGTCTTTACCAGCTAGTGCATATTTACCATCAACAAAATTGTAATCTGTTAATAGGTTTTCTGCTACTTGCTGTGCATTTGTTACAAGATCTGCAAATGGTACTGGTGTATAAGTATCTGTTTTTTCTGGTAGTGGCACTCCTTGCAGTTCAGCAAAGCTGACTTGACGACCACCACAATGTAATATCATCATTTTATTTCTCCTTTTTATTAAACATTTGTTCTACTTTTTCAAGTTCATCACATAATCCTCTAATATATTCATCTATTTTTATATCAGAGGCATCTACATGATTGTATCTAAAAGCATTTAATGCATCTATTAATGTTTGAACTTCTTTTTTATCATCAAAAGCCAATGCAGGTCTTTTATCTGGTGTTGTTTTATTAACCATTGTTTAAAACCTCTTTAATTGTTTCAAGAGAATTATGTATTCTTTTTAGCTCTATATCGTCTAAGTTTTCAGATTGTAAAGCTATTAGATAAGCTCTTACTTTAAGTAAAGCATACCTTAAGTTTGCTACATATTCGTTTAACTTTCTGTTACTTTTGTTTAAGGCTTTTATTTCATCTTCTCTTTCCAATAGAAGTTCATTTTGGTAATATTCTTTTACTTTTCCCATATTTTCAACTCCTTTTAGCATATTTGCTTGTTTTAAATCGTGCAATGCCATTTCTCTGATTAATTGTTTTCTAACGGTTTCTTTTGAGCTCATTAGTTTTCTCCTTTCTCATGTCCCATTTATTTAATGCCCACATCCAAAGTATCAAACTAAAAGCCATTCCTACATTAGCGCAGATAAACCATGTTATATATATCAACCATTGTGGTAAGTCTAGTATAATCATGATTTATCCTTTTGTACATCTGTAATAATTGCCTGTTCTACGCCAACTTCTCCCATTATTCTTACAATTCTACTTAATTGTGCTCCAGATTGATTTTCTTTAGTCTCAATTGTTGCACCTTGTACTATTAGTTCTATGTTGTATCGTTTTCTGTCAGCAAATGAATCTATTGCAATTCTAGCTCCATTAGTTGCTAGTTTTAACATTTGATTCAAAGCTAATGCTAAGTAACTTGCTCCTTTTGCGACAGTTGCGAATGTTCTAGTTTTGCTCATTGTTTATTTCCTTTGCTTTTTTTATTAACCAAGCATCATATAGCTTGTTTATCATATCTATAGTTAATCCATGTTCATTCATGATATGTTCAAGCTCAAAGTCTATTGCTTGTTCTATAGCTTCAAATATTTCATCTGCTATATCATCTATCATTACATCGTTTTCAGTTATCATTTTCAACCTCTTTTAATTTTTCTATCTTTTGTCTCATTCCGTCTGATACATATTCCATTTCTGCAGATATATCTGATATAGATTCCTTAAGATCATCTACTCTATCCCATAATCCGTCTAATTCTGAGTGAATGTATTCCATGTTGGTTAAGTATTTGTTTAGTTGTTTTATAACATTTTGTTTAAATGTTAGTTGTTTGTCTTCCATTGTTTACTCCTTTGTTAATTATTGCCTATATCCGACTCCAACGGATTGTAACGGAGCCACAGTACAAATGGAGGAAACGACTGTTGCGTTAGATAGGCAATATTATAAATAAAGGAAGCAGTGCTAATCAAACACTGCCTCCTATCATACAAGACGTATCTTGTTTTACCTAACCATAAGTAAATTTGTTTTTAAAAGTCTTGTTATCTTCCTTGTTGTAGCTGTTAAATCTACTAATAACTGCACTTACAGTCAATAGTCTTGTTGTTCAAAGCTTGTTTTTATTGTCCATTTTTTTAGATATACTGGGTGAAACACATTTTTAAAAAGCTGTTCCGCTGAGTGAAACGAAGCGTAAAAAAAGCACATAGGATGTACCCATGTGCTTTTATATTTATGATGCTATGTTTCTAGCAATCATGAATCGTATGGAACCACTATCTCCAGATAACATTTGTGTATCTCGAAGAAGTCTCATTCCATTAGGTATAAGTTCTTCTTCTACAAATTTATCCATATCTGCTAGACCATCTTTAGTAGTTCTAGCCCAAGCATTGTAAACATATGTATCAGTTGTATCTGATTTTAATACTTCAATGCTAGTAGGTTGATTAGTATATGTTCCATCATCATTTTCTTTAGATCTTTGCAACCAAAGATTTTCATATTCTTGCTCAGGTGCTTTGTCAGCAAGTGATGAAAATGATTTTAAAATACTCTTTAATTTAGCCATGATTGACTCCTTTTTTTATGGTTAGTAATTGGATACACAATGCATCCAAAAATAGAGGAAATTTTTTGGGTAACTCAACAGGACTCCAAATGAATAACATAGTCTGCAGACAATGTTAAACCTGTATAATACTGTGGCAAATAACGACTAAGGTTGTTTATTTACAGTATTCTGATGTAACAAATTTCTAAGCTCATACATTTGTACATTGCTTGTTCTTCAACTGTGCCAACAATTGGAAATTTGTAGTTTGCACTTATCAGGTGTTTATTCCCATCGTTAAGGAATTGTTTACACTTATGAATTACCCATATAAATGTTTATAAATAGAGGAAACTGTAGGGGAGCGCATCTTGTTATACGCCCCCCTGTTTGTTGTTAATCAAACTTTAACTTTGATTTGATTAGTTTATCCCAGCCTCCTTTGGGTCTGGGTGTTGGTAAATCATACCAGTACTTAGCCCAGCGTCTTGGATGTTGGTTTTTATACTTCTTATGCGTAGGCATTAGCGTTGAATTATCCTTAAAGGAAAACTCTCTTGCGTGACGAACACCTTTCTTTTCATTAGGATAGTAAATAATATGTTCATAATCATCTACAAATCCTCTGTCAATTGGTACTGCAATCCAATCAGCATAATTTTCAGTAAAATTCACTTTTAATGACTTACCAAATGAAGTATTGTAACATCTAGTATGATATTTTACTTGAATTGTTATCAAATTGATTTTCCATTCATTATTCCATAGTTTTGGCTTAAAACATACAAAATCAATTCCCCAAGTATCAGCAGATGGGCTGAATACTTGATAACCATTCTCAAGTAAATGGTTTTCTACTCGATTTTCTCCTATTTTACCAACAATAGCAGTATTTAAGTAAGACATAGCTGTATCATTTGCCTTACGAGTAGATTTGTAAGGCTGATGCTTACCGCCTTTACGCTTATTGTTTGGTACATCTTTGTTAAGAGATTGAAAAGTCTTTTTATACTTTGCAGTCTCTGTTTGTTTAAGCTGTTTAGCTTTTAATTTAGAAAGTTCATTCTTTTTCATAGTTAGGTCACTCCTTGTTGAGATTGTTTATACATAGAGGAAAAATAGACCAAAGGATAAAGGATTTACGCTCAAACTTAAAAGTATGGCTACCAATATGCTTTAGGTCTAAATTTTTGTCTAGCAACAGAATCCACTGTATTTAAGGCAATTTAACCGACACCACTAGACAATATTTTTGATATGCATACACGATTAGTACTTTTTAGCCTAATCCACCACTACCTATCCACTACTCTGGTTTACCCAGCTCCCTCTGCATATCAAATTAAATTTTTGAGAGTTTAACCTACGCCACTCACAAGGTATCATATGGCCTCCTAAGCTCCAATTATCAGCAATAAGTTGTTTGCCAAGCAACTTTTGGGAAGTATTGTACAATAACTCGCCTTTCTTCTTTGCGAGGTGTCTCTAGGTATTGCAACCTCAGCTCTTTCCATTTATTTTAGACAACATTTTATCTGAATTGGCACAGAATTTTTGCCTCCCAACCCAGTTCTGGGGAATTTTACGGGAGGACTTATAAAAGGGAATTAATCTGGGTAAGTACTACAATAGGTCTACTATCCAAGTTGGTATATAATTCCCTCTAAAAAGGTTATTCTTCTGACGTCATCAAATCTCCTTTTTAGTTATACATAGAGGAAGCTTTTAGCTAGCGTCTTCATATATGATTTTATCATTTTCTTCGTCATATTTCATCACGATAGATTCTTGAAAATCTGAAGAAGTACTTGATTTTATGTAAAATGGATTTCTGAGGCTAAGTTTAGTTAACTTATTTTTCAATTTAAGATACCAAGGTTTAGTTGCCTCGATAAGCTTATCTTCCATATCGTGTCTTTCTCGTCTGTATTCTCCGTTTAACTGAGAAAGATGTTTTATTTCTAAAAGCAACTCTTTCTTAGTGTTTTTATACATTTCAATATCTTCATCTAACGTTTTAATTAAGCTTTTGTGATCTCTAACACTTTGTTCTAAATTAGATATTACATCTTTATTTTCTTCATTAAGCTCAACCATATCTTCATATGCATCTATTGCAAGTTGAATATTGTCCGACCATCCAATATAGATGGAATTTTTATTTAGGTATTTCATTATTTACTCCTAATTAGTTATACATAGAGGAACTATAGCCCCACTATACAGTAGGGCTATAATATTGTCACGCATCACAAGCTGGACAACCATCGTGATGGAAATGCAGAGGCTCATTGTGAGGGCAATGATATTTTGCACGAAGATTCCTGTACTGAGACTTGACTCTTCTATATCTCCATCTAGCATACTCTTGAGGTGTACCATCTTTGATTTCACTAGCAAGGTCTTTGGCAATGTCACAACCTTTCTCAACTGCTATGACTGTAGCTCCAAGAGCTAACCAAGCTGTGTCTGATACAGTGCTTTTGATTTTATCTAACATAACATTCTCCTATGATTAGTTATACATAGAGGAAAAAAGCCCTACGAATGTAGGGCTCTATCTTCTATGACTTCAACTGGCTGTTCAACTTCAAGAAATGCAATAGCATCTTCCTTAGACATATATGTAGTTAGTCTTGAATATGGCATAATAAAACCATCTTCATTATACAATTCGCCAACGTACCAACCAGCAGCTGAACGCATTACAACTGGCTCTGATATATTGTTAGTGAAGACTATATCTTTGATGTCTTTTAGTAGTTCCATAGTGTTATCCTTTATGTATGATTAAGGCATAAGTGCCATACATAGAGGAAGTATAAAGACATAAGTACGCTGGCGTACTGTATGGATTTATATTAGTTACTCTTCCTGAGCAGGGGTGTGTGAGTGTAGTGTACGAACACAGGGTAGGCTCGAAGAGTCACTACGGGTGGGCCATAGAGACGGGTGAGCAGAGCGAACACCGAGCTGTTCAATGTAACGTCAACTCAACGGTTGAACTCAACCTAGAACAGGTGGCACAACCCGATTACAAGGGGGGTACTTGTAATATGTTCCTCTCACTCGCATTCTAGTTACAATTTCGTAAGAGTACTTGAAACTAATGCTCATATAAAGCGTTGTATTTATGAACTTAGTATTATTAACTTAAAGCAAGTTATGAAAAACAACCCTAAAAGAGAGTATGAAGTATTCAACATGGTAACTCGTGAATGGGAGACAAAGGTCATGACAGATGAAGAATATCTGGAGTTTGTAGAGGCATCTAAGAAAGATGTAGACGAGATAAATGCTGAATATGAGATAGTAACAAGGATAGTATCTCAAAATATGGGATTACCAACTCCGCCAGTTGAGAGTATGGATTAATACATAGAGATATATATATAACCATATAGCTATATGACCATATAGCTCTATGTACATATAGCTAAACGTGAAGATTAAGAGAAGAATCAATGGAAAAACTGGTAAATATCCAGTATATACAAAAGATGAAGCTATCAAAAAGAAGCTTGATTTTATATATTGGAGACAGGCAGAGGTTGGAGATTGGGCATTAACAGATGATGACTTCGTATCTGAATGCTATGATAGAAAGAATTACACAGATAAGAACGGAAAGGTTAAAACCTTTATTAAACTTACCTGTGGTGTGGGTTGGGATAGTGGCTTTTCTAAAATAAATTTTTTGGAGAATCAAAAATATGGAGTATACAGCAAAACAAACCCAAAAAGAGACTGGGCATCTGAAGAATCTGGGACGACTAGGGCTAAGAATACTGTACAGACTTATGCGAATATGCTACTTTCTGATGGTAGGGTTGACTATTCAGTTCTCGGACAAATGTATAGACCTGATCAACAAGTGCCAGAAGCAACCGTTAGGAGATTTCTTAAACAAAAAGTAGCAAAGAGAATGGTAGAAAAGAAAATAAAAGAACTATTAAGCGATAAAGCCATCAATAAAGAATTTGCAGTAGATAATATTATTCGTGCTTTACAGATGGCTGAATCAAAAGGCGATGTAAATAACTTTTTAAAGGCTAATGACTATTTAATGGACTTATTAGAGATGAAACCTAATAAACAAATGATAACAGACACGATACAAGTGGATATGACCAAGCAAATAGCAGATACAATAGCTAAAGAAGAGAAAAAATTGACATTGCAAAGGAAATCCGAGAAAAATGAAGCAATTGAATGATGTAGAAAGAGAATATGAAGGTTCAAGTGATAGTCATATGCAAAATCAACAGCTAGAGATAGCAATAAGGGCTTTACATGTAATTGCCGTAATGGGCGATGAAAAAACTGCTAATATTACTAATATAGCTATTGATGCCTTACGTGAAATGGAGACATATGGCTATCTATACGAACATTTATCGCTAGATTACGATTAATTGTTTGAATTATGCAGTATTAAAGGCAGTAGATGCCCATTTGCTGGAAAATATAAAAACAATGTACATTGTGGGCTTGAAAAAGGCGATATTACATCAACAATGGTAAGTAACATGAAAAAATGCCCTTGGAAACCTAAGAAACGTGGCAGACGATAGAAAATACATACAAGATAAGTTAAAAAAGAACATGATTATGTTTGGTAAGGTTATCATGACCAATATGTTCTCTGCAGCTTCTCCAGATTTCCATTATAAGATAGCAGACGTAATTACAAACAATAATAAAAAACAAGTTAATATAATTGCTCCACGTGGTCATGCCAAATCTTCCATTGTTGGGGGCGTATACCCTCTCTTCCACATCATGAATGACGATGGAGCAAAACTTATTGTGTTGGTCTCAAGAACTCAAGACCACGCCATCAAACTCCTTGGAACCATCAAGGATACTATAGAGTACAGCGAAACCTTCAGGCAAATCTATGGATATTGGGGCCAACACAGTGCTAAACAGTGGTCAAAGACAGAGGTAGAGTTAAAAGATGGCTCTATGATAATATGCAAGGGTACTGGTCAGCAGTTACGTGGTATTAAGGTAGGTAGTCAAAGACCTACGCTTATCATAGTAGATGATCCAGAAGATGAAAACAATACAAAGACTGCTGAAGCTATGGAACAAAACCTAAGATGGCTATTGCAGAGTGCTGTGCCATCATTAGATCCTCAAAAAGGTAAGATTATTGTAATTGGTACGCCACAACACCAAAGATGCATGGTAGAGATACTAAAAGAGATGGAAGGTTGGGTAAATATGCATTTTGCACCTGATTTAGACAATGAAGTTGCATTGTGGGAAGAATGGCAACCTATATCAAAGCTTATACAAAAGAAATCAGAACTAGAATCCATAGGTAGGTCTAGTGTATTCTATAGAGAGTACATGTGCCAGATAGTTGGCGATGAAGACCAGTTGTTTCAAGAAAAATATATACAATACCACGATTATGAATTAAAAATAGATAAGGCAGGTAAACATTATCTTCAAAATGATAAGAAAGAGATACCTGTCAATGTGTTTATGGGGGTTGACCCTGCTTCTTCGGTACGCAAGACGGCAGACTACTCTGTAATCATGCCCGTTGCGGTAGACGAAAACAATAACAGGTATATTCTCCAGTATTACCGCCAAAGGGCAACTCCCATGCAATTAGCTGAAAGTATAATAGAGTATTTCAAGATATTTAAGCCTGTAAAGGTGCGTGTAGAAAGTGTAGGCTATCAAGAGATGCTACGAGAATACTTAAAGCAAAGATGCGATGAAGAAAAGATATTCATATCAGGTCTTGAGATAAAAGAAAGCCCAAGAACCAGTAAATCATCAAGATTAGAGACCATGCAGCCTTATTTTGCACAAAAAAAGATGTATATGCTTAAAACTATGGATGAATTACGTGACGAGCTTTTGTTATATCCTCGTGGTAAGCATGACGATCTTTTAGATGGTCTTTTTTACGCAATGAAAAAATGTTACACTCCGCATCATAAAAGTGTTGCAAAAGAAAATAAAAAGTCTTATAATACAGACAATTTGGACGATATAAGCTGGAAAATAGCTTAAATTGGAACAAATTAGTTAAAGTAAACGTTTAAGCAGATAAAGTTTTATTTTCTACATTGCATCAAGACATAAATAAAGATATAGACGTACAATTAACCCAAGATTTATTATCTGACTACGCATCTTCTCGTGAAAACTGGGTAACTCAAGCTGTTGAGGATAATGAGTTTAGAAATGGGAAACAATGGACAGATGAGCAGGTAACAGCATTAAGAAAGCGTGCACAAGAGCCATTGGTGGTTAATGTAGTACATTCTGCAGTAGAACAAGCAAAAGCCATGCTTACTGCAAACAATCCAAAGTTTCAATCAACAGCAAGAGAAAATAGTGACGCTAAGGTCGGCAGGATGTTTTCCGATCTAATGGCTTACATCTGGGATCACTCCAATGGCAATGTAGAGTTAAAACAGGCGATTGACGATTACTATGTAAAAGGCATGGGAGTTATGATGGCTTATATAAATCCCGATGCCGACTTTGGCGCAGGTGAAGTAAGTATAAAAGCCATAGACCCTTTAGAGTTATTCATAGACCCTAGCAGTAAAGACCCTTTTTGCAGAGACGCTGCTCATATAATAGTTGGTAAGATAGTAACACAAACTCAATTAATTGCAATGTATCCAGAGTTTGAAGACATTATACGCAATAGCAATGAAACAAGCTATCTAAATACTGCATCTGATTCAAGACACGCTCTAATGAATGAAGATGTTACATTAAAAAGAAGACTTACTGGTCAAACGATAACAGATGAAAGAGAATTAGAATTATTTGAAAGATATACGAAAATAAAACGCCCATATTACAAGATATATGACCCTAGAAGTAATGAACAAAAAGTTTTAAATGAAGTTGACTATGAAGAGTATAAACAAGAACCAGTTGTAGTTGTAACTAATGCTGAAGGTGAAAACATATACACCGATAAAGCAAACGTAAGTCAATATATGGAATTATATAATCAGTTTGGTGAAAAATTTCATTTTATGCTTGATCAGATGACTGGTCAACCAACTCCTATGGCTGGAGAAGAACATGAAGGTTCTATTCCTAATTCAACTACTACTATTGACATTATAACAAAAGAAGCTCTTATTGAATCAAATGAGATTATGGTTAATGAAATAGAAATTACTCAAATACAACAATGCGTAAGCATAGGTGATGATAAGTTATTTTTAGCTGATTTACCAATAGAAGAATATCCAATAATACCTTTTATGAATGGATTTAATAGAAATCCTTATCCCATGAGTGATGTAAGATTAGTTAAGGGGCTACAAGAGTATATTAATAAAATACGCTCCTTGATTGTTGCTCATGCATCTAGTTCTACTAATGTTAAGCTTTTAATACCTAGAGGTAGCATGGACAAAGCTCATTTAGAAGCTGAATGGGGAAAAGCTGGTACAGCAGTTATTGAGTTTGACCCTGAACTAGGTCAGCCTATTGTTGCTGGGCCTGTACCACTACCTAATGAATTATACAAGAATGAAGCAGATGCAAAAGCAGACATAGAAAGAATACTAGGTATATATGCTTTAATGCAGGGCGATGTTGGTGCATCTCCACAAACTTTTAAAGGCACTGTAGCCTTAGATGAATTTGGTCAAAGAAGAATTAAATCTAAGAGAGATGATATTGAAGAGTGCATTAATCAACTAGCAAAAGTGGTAGTTAGTCTTGTGCAATATGTATATACAGACCAAAAGGTGTTTAGATTAATGCAACCTAATAATAGACCATTAGAGATGGAAATTAATAGCCCTATATATGACGATATTGGAAATTTAATGGGCAAGGTAAATGATATTACCATAGGTAAGTATGATGTATTGGTTTTATCAGGTTCAACTCTTCCATCTAATCGCTGGGCACGGTTTGAGTACTATATGCAATTATATCAAAGTGGTCTTATTGACCAGATAGAAGTATTAAAACAAACTGATGTTGCTGATATGGAAGGTGTATTGGAACGTGCTGGTCAAATGCAACAAATGCAAGCACAGATACAACAACAGACAGAAGAGATTAAGAATCTTAAGGGAGATCTTCAAACAGCGCAAAGAGAGTCTTTACACGATAGAAAGCGTGTAGAAGTAAAGGAATTTGAAAAGAAACTCGCTAAAGCTGAGGCTAAGGTAGAAATGGCACAGAAGTTATATCAGACTCGTCTTGCAGATGAGCTTAAGATAGCTAAAGAAGATATAGCAGAGTTTGATGCACGTAGAAACGAG